AGGACTTCCAACAAGTACCGTGCAAGCACTACAACTTCAACAAACGTACGCTATCTTCTGTTAACGAGAAAGAAGGGATGCTGTTCTTCTACCGTCAAATCATCATGGGCGACAAAGCTGATAACATTGTCGGCGTGTATGGTATCGGTGATAAGAAGTCTCAGAAACTCCTTGAAGGTTTGTCAGAGATAGAGATGTTCAACAAGTGTGTTGAGTTGTTAGAGTCTGAGGAGCGTGTCATTGAGAACGCTAGGCTGCTCTGGCTACGTCGTGAACCTAATCAAACATGGGAAAGACCAAGTGAAGAGAACGAGACGTAACATACCCAAGGGATATGACAGTTGGTTCGAGCATGATCTTCATAGTAAGTTTAAACGGTGTGAGTACCATGTTAACAAGCTAACGTACACTCAGGTTAAGACGTATGAGCCTGACTTTGTATATTACAGTGGTGATTACACTATATATATTGAAGCTAAAGGGAGGTTTCGTGATAGAGCGGAAGCGAAAAAGTATGTCGATGTTAGCAGATGCCTTGGCGCGAAGGAGGAGCTGGTCTTTGTCTTCCAAAACCCAAGAACAGCCATGCCCGGAGCAAGACGTAGAGCTGACGGGACAAGATACACAATGCAAGAATGGGCAGACAAGCAGGGATTTGTATGGTACACCGCAGAAACCTGCCCTGTCGGATGGAGTAAAAAGCAATGACTAGACACTTAGTAATACCTGATACTCAAGTAAAACACGGTAACAGTGTAGATCATTTATACTGGGCCGGTCGCTATGCAGCCGCTACAAAGCCTGACGTTATCATTCATCTGGGGGATCACTGGGACATGGAAAGTCTCAGTAGCTATGACGTAGGTAAGAAATCCTTTGAGGGACGGCGGTATACTCGTGATCTATACGCTGGTAACAGTGCTATGGCAAACTTTATAGCGCCTATTGAGGCAGAAAAGGAGCGTCTTCGTAGCAACAAAAAGAAAATATGGAATCCTAGAATGGTGTTCTTGTTAGGAAACCATGAGCATCGGATTGAAAGAGCTGTTGAGGCTGACGCTAAACTAGAGGGCTTGATGAGCTATGATGACTTCGATCTGGAAAAGTTTGGATGGGAAGTTGTACCTTTCCTACAACCAATCGTCATCGACGGTGTTGCCTACTGTCACTACTTCACCAGCGGTGTCATGGGAAGGCCGGTCACATGTGCAAAACTCATGTTGCAAAAGAAGTTTATGTCGTGCATTATGGGACACGTCCAAGATCGTGACATAGCATACGCTCGTAAGGCAGACGGTACTAATATCACTGGGTTGTTTGCTGGTATCTTTTATAACCACAGTGAGGACTACTTGAATCCTCAAACTAACGGAAGCTGGTCAGGTATTTGGATGCTTAATGAAGTTAACGACGGATCGTTTGACGAGCTACCTGTCAGCATGAACTATCTTAGGAGAAAATACGGATGAGTATAGATGATGCAAGTCCAATGGAATGGGACAAGGTTAGGGAGTTAGCAAAGCTTTCTATAAGGAAAGACCCTGACCCTGTAAATCGCCCCGACCACTACAACAACGGAGCAATAGAAGCTATCGAAGCTATCAAAGCATCTATGCCAGAGCATGAGTTCAATGGTTATCTCAAGGGTAACGCTCTGAAGTATCTATGGCGATACGATTACAAAGGTAAACCTATTGAAGACTTACGCAAGTGTAAGTGGTATATTGAACGACTGATTAAGGAAATGAATTGATGGATGCATATCAACAGTACATACACAAGTCTCGGTACGCTCGTTACCTACCAGAGGAACAACGTCGTGAGACTTGGGAAGAAACAGTAAATAGATACCTAAACTACTGGTGTGATCGTGTAGAACTAAACGAGTTTGACCAGTCAGAGATCTTCAATGCTATACATGAGATGGACGTAATGCCGTCTATGCGAGCATTGATGACTGCTGGTGACGCCCTTGACCGTGACAACGTAGCTGGATTTAACTGTAGCTACCTACCTATTGACCACCCTAAAGCGTTTGACGAGATGATGTACGTACTTATGTGCGGCACTGGAGTAGGCTACTCTGTTGAACGTCAATACGTATCTAAACTACCTGAAGTAGCAGAGGAATTTCATGATACCGATACCGTTATACATGTCGCCGATAGCAAAATTGGATGGGCTAAAGCTTACAGGGAACTTATTAGCTTGTTGTATTCAGGCCAACTTCCAAAATGGGACGTGTCTGGAGTACGACTTGCAGGGGCAGCCCTTAAGACCTTCGGAGGTAGAGCATCTGGTCCAGAGCCTCTTGTCGATCTGTTCAACTTCACAGTCAGCGTCTTTCGGGAGGCTGCTGGACGTAAACTTAGCTCCATCGAATGTCATGATATCTGCTGTAAGATTGCACAGATCGTCGTCGTCGGAGGTGTACGCAGGTCCGCTCTCATCAGTCTGTCTAACCTCACTGACGATAGACTCCGAAGATGCAAGTCAGGCCAGTGGTGGCAAGATAATCCTCAACGTGGACTAGCAAACAACAGTGCTTGTTATACAGAGAAGCCAGACTTCGAGGCATTTTTAAATGAGTGGAAAAGTTTATACGAGTCCCGCTCAGGAGAGCGAGGTATGTTCTCTAGAGTCGCAAGTCAAAAGCAAGCTGCAAAGAACGAGCGACGAGATGCTTCCTATGATTTTGGAACTAATCCATGTAGCGAAATCATCCTACGACCTAACCAATTCTGCAATCTATCAGAAGTTGTTGTCAGGTCAACAGATACGCTCTCAGACCTCAAACGAAAAGTACGTGTTGCGACTATCCTTGGAACTTTACAAGCTACCTTGACAGACTTCCGTTACCTGCGTAAGATATGGCAGAAGAACACTGAAGAAGAAGCACTGCTGGGTGTGTCGTTAACAGGTATCATGGATCATCCAACCCTATCAGGGAGGAGAGATAAAGGTGTTCTTAAAACATGGCTTACTGAGTTACGTGAAGAAGCTATCGCTACGAATAAATCATGGGCTGACAGATTGGCTATTAATATTTCTACTGCTATTACCGCCGTTAAGCCTAGCGGTACTGTGTCTCAACTGGTTGATTCTGCTAGCGGAATACACCCTCGATATGCGGATCAGTACATTAGAAGAGTACGAGCAGACGCGAGAGACCCTTTGTGCTCCGTCCTCGAAGAAGCAGGAATCCCTGTAGAAGACGATGTAATGTCACCCTCTACCAAGGTATTCTCCTTTCCTATAAAGTCTCCTGACGGGGCTGTGGTGGCCTCTGAGATGGGTGCTATGGAACAGTTAGAACTATGGGAGATTTATCAGGACTACTGGTGTGAACACAAACCGTCAATGACTTGTTACTATCGTGACGATGAGTTTTTGGAAGTAGGTCAGTGGTTGTATAACAAGTTCGATAAGATCAGTGGTGTGTCGTTCTTGCCTTACTCAGAGCATACCTATCAGCAAGCACCTTATGAGCCTATTGACTTAGAGACTTATGAGAAGCTGAAGGAAGAGTTTCCAGAGACAATTGAGTGGAACATCTCTGAAAACTCTGACATGACTGAAGGGTCACAGACGTTAGCCTGTACTGGTAACAACTGCGAGATTTAGTCGCTTAAAAGAGCTACTAATTCATCTCCTCCGGGAATACTTCGGAGAGTCTTAAAGTCTGATTCTTGTTTAAAAATAAGATCAGTTAAGTCTTCTCCGAAGTTTCCCATCAAACCTGTTGGAGGAACAAACGACGTTAACAAATACCCTACAGGGTCTTGCCTAAACTGAGCGTTTGAATAAGGATCACCTAGCTTACCAAACGTAGCAACCTGCAAAGGCTGAGACAAAGCGTCTAAAACCACACCTTCTACACTAGGTTCTTTTTCTTCTTTACCTAGCAAAGCTTGTGGAATACCTCTAGCTTGGTTTATAAGTCCATAACCTAAACCTGCAAACAGCATATAATTGGCAGTAAACTTACCTGCATCTTTATATTTACCTGCTGCTATGTTGTCTATCATACCGACCTTAGCCAGCTCTGCTTGTTTAATAGCGAAACCTGTCAAAGCCCACACAGGTCTGAACATAGGGTTCTTTAAATATGTTAAGGGTCTTCCCGCCGCCGATATAAGCTGTTGCTCCCCTAATCGACTAAACATACCACGAACAATAATTTGTCTAGCTTTTTCTGGCATATTTTCAAGAGGGGTTTCTTGTACTAAGTGTTTGCGTATAACCGCTATCTCTTCTGGAGAAAAATAATTATTAAACTCACCAAACTTACCTGTCTTAGCTGACTTACGCATAGCATTTAGCGAGCCTCTAAGGACAATACCTTTACCTAACCTATCAGCATCTCTAAAACCAGACCATTTAAAAGCTTTGTCTTGATACCATTCTGCTCCTCTTTGAAGCATACTTTTTTCTAACGACTCATCAAAACCAGCTTGAAATTCTCCAATGTTTTTTGAGTTGCCGCCGATACCAAAATCTTGAATACGCATACCTTCTCTATCTAGTATTCCTTTCATGGTAGGAACAACACCGTTCTTCACCATAGACACAGCAGCATCGTGCAGGTTTAAAAAAGCAGAGTCAAACTGACCTAAAGTACCTGCATAAGATTGTTTCATAAAAGCTTCGATAGCACTGTGCGGACGGCTTCTTGCACCTATATAAGTAGAGTTAGCAAGATCAGAAACTCTTTTACCTGTCGTGGGAGAATTAGATTGTTGCGTTACTGCCCTTTCCATCTCCTTAAAAAAAGAAGAAGTGTCTTCGTTAACACCAAGACTAGGACGCATTCTAAAAGATCGAGCCAGCTCTATTAACGTTTGTTGTTTTGCTATCCGACTCACCTGTTCTAATATAGGATTAGCATACTGCTCTAACTCATCTATATCCATTTCCTCAGCAGATCCTCTAACTCTTTCTTGAGAACCTGTCTCAACACGCCTTCCAGTTTCAACGTCAGGACCAAGACCCTCTTCTTGAATCTGCTCTCTTTTAGTACCAGAAGCCCAGTAAATTTCATCTTGTTGTACTTCTTCTTTGAATATCTTTCCTGATTCTTTTTGGTGTGCCTTACTATCGACAACTAATTTACGAAGAAGCGCGTTAGCTTCCTTGCTCATTGAAGACCCTTCACGTAATATTTGCTCTAATTTTTCAGGAGCTTTATTCAAATCCAAGAACAACCTTTTAATGTTGTCGTTATTAGACCAATCAACTAACTCAGCAAACGAATCTTTTGTATCTTCTGAATAGTATTTGTTTAAAAATAATTCTTGTTTTCTCCCTGCCGTTTCAAAACTAGATTCAAATAAGACACCTACTCGAGGACCGGCAAATTTACTTACAAGAGCGGAAACAGGTCTAGCAAATCTTTCAAGAATATTTGAAGCCGCTCCTGCTTTAACATCATAAGCACCACGCATAGCAGAAACATCGTACTGCATAAGCTCCTCAAAAGGTTTAGGCTTTCTGTAGCGTTGTGGTATAACAACTTGTTTTATTACGTCCTCTGAAACACCGGCAGATCTTAACTCTTCTTTTACAAAGTCTCTTCTCTGAGCTGTTGTTGCTTCAATCTTAGGAGCTTCAGGAGCCTTTTCAATCCTAGTTTCTATCTCTGCTAATTTGTTTTCAGCGACACTTAAGTTGTCTTGAGCCTTTTCTATCCTAACTTCGTTACCTGACTCTACTGCTTTTGCCAAACGCTCATCAGCATCGTTAATTTTACTAGCTGCTTTATCCCACTGCTCTCCTAAATCTTTCATTTTCTTCTCATAAGCAGGCAGCTCTTCGGCTTCCCACCGCTCATAAGATTCAAACTTAGGTCTTGCTTCTTCAACATCAAAGCGAATTGCGGCATCATCTGCAAAGTCCATAAGACCTTCTTCAGACGTTAAATCAAAGTCACGAACTTTTTTAGCAGCAACAGCAGTAGGAGCAACTACAGGAGCTTTTGTCATCCCTAAACCAACAATGTCCTGTAAAGCTGAGGCTACCTTTGAAGGATCTCTAGCTACTTGTGCAAAACCAGCACCCATTGTTGTAAGCTCTCCCGCTAAACGAGGGGCCGTCGCTACGCCACGTTCTTCCACGAACTGCCTGTTAGGATCAATTCTAGGATCAATCATAGCTAACGCTTCACGCCCAGTAGGAACGTCTTGCCCTGTTGCTAATTCATAAGCATACGTTAACGGAGAAGCAACAAAGGTAGCCACATCAGCCGCAGCACCAACACCACCCGCAGAAAACTCTTGTATACCTTCTGCAAGGTTTTCAAGAGGAGTATCTAAAGACGCTTCAAGCATTTCACCAGCCGCTTGTCTTTCTTTTTCTGCTTGAGCAAATTCTTCCTCTAAACGCTCACGTTCAGTAGGCTCCTGATAAGCGCCAAAGATTTCTTCAAGCTCTGCTTCGGTAGGCGGCGTATCACCAGTTAATGATAAAGTACGCCCAGTATCGGGATCTGTTACTTTATAAGTAGGCATTATTAAGATTCCTGTACTTTAAAACGACCTACTGTTTTTGTTCCTTCCTTATCCACAGCAGGACTATCCTCAACGCTTTCTGTTCCTTGCTCAAGAGCTTGAATCTCAAGTAACAATGGAGCAAGTGCTTGTTGCCTAGCCATGTTTATTGCGTCTTCTCTGTTTGTAAAAAAACCTTTAAAACTTGCAATAGCAGTTTCTGTTGGTACATACTTTGCAACAACGTCTCTAAGCCTGTTAATCCTATCAAGCCGTCTTCTTTTTTCGTTTGTTTGAGACACAACAGCTCTACTTAAAAGATCATTTACAGCGTTAAACTCTCTAATAGCGTTTTCTTTATCGCCAGTATTCCAAGTCTCGCCTGCTTCAAAGTCTGGTTGTTTTATTCTTGAGAGTCTTTCTTTTAAGTTTTTCTTAAGATCAACATCAATGTTAGAAGAATCTATAGATGTTGATAAATTAGAAGTAGATAGCTCCGTTTTCTTTTGAGCATCAGAGTCTTGTTTTCTTTGAAGCGTGTTTGTGTAGTTTAGATTAGCTGTTTCTTTCCTAAGCTTTTCTTCTTTAACACCTTCAATAACAGAACCAAAACCTGCATCAACTACATTTTTTTCAAACGACTCTCTGCTGTTTTCAGGAACAGCGAAATAAGCCTCTTGTAAAGCATTTTCTTGTTGCTCCCTTTGTTTAGCCTCTAAATTTATAGTGTTTATTTCAGAAGAAACTTTAGCGTTTTCTCTTCGCAACGCTTCGTCTTGTTCTGTTTGAGTACGCCCTGTAATTGTAGAAGGATCAATCCCAGCCTGTACAGCAACACGAGACATTATCTGTTCTATACGTTTTTTTTCTTCTGTTGTTTTTGCTGCTTGTCTGGCTGCTTCAAGGCCGCGAAGGCTTTCAAGCGATCCTTGCTTAACAGCGGAAGTTTTAGCAGTCTCTGCTTTCATTAACTCTTGTGGTGTTTTTGCTTTTTGAGCCATAAACTCCGCGCGTTCAACAGCACCCATACCACGAAGCTTTTGCATATCTTCTTCTTGTTGTTGTTGCTGTCTACGAAGTCCGGGAGCAGCACCTACACCACGCGCAGCAGTAAACAAACCCTCTTGATAAGAAGGCTGTAACATACTCTGTAAAAATGTTTGTGAAAACTTAGCCATGATTAACCTCGTTAGTCAAATATGCCGCCAATACCGCGAATGATTGTTCCTAGTCCTTCAGAGACTCCTCCAAATAAACCACCTAAATCTCCAAGACCACCGGCAGAAGTAACATCACCTGTGCGTTGGTTAACCTGCGGTGTAAACATACCAGCAAAAATGTTAGATCCTATACCGCCTAGCAGGTTAGCACGTGCTTGCTCTGCCAACAGCTTAGACTCAATACCAGACATAGCGGTTTCACCAAATAGTCCTGTACCGTACAACTGAGCCTGTTGCTGTAGCTCTGCCATTCGTTGTGCTGGCTGTGTTGCTCCTAACAACTGCGCTTGAGGAATATAACCAGCACCAAGGAATTGTTGTCCTAGTCCTGCTTGTTGCATCTGTTCTGCCTGAGCTTGTTGCATAGCGCCTAACATAGCTCTATTGCGTCCTTCTTCTTGAGCAGTAGCCATAGCAAGTTGCTCAGGAGTAGCACCACCGTAGGCTGCTGAACTTACCCCAAGACGCCCTTGCCCTGCTAGACGTTCTTCTAGAGCAAGACGTTGACGCTGCTCTTCAGGACGCTGTGCTGCTCGCATACGCTCAAAGATAGCCTGTTCACGAGTTGCTGTAGGCATTTGAGCCTGACCGAAGAAGTCTCCAGCACCGCCTAACAATTGCTGTTGCATGGCTTGTTCTTGAGGAGACAAACTCATTGTAGTTTCTACAGCACCTGAAGGTGTAACACGAGTACCTAACTGACCGCCTGTTGTACTAGTAACAGTAAACGGTTTAAATTGTGACTCAGCAAGACTACGCTCTGCAAGACCCATAGCTGACGCTTCAGCTTGACGACCAACATCACTAAGCCGATCATAAGCCTCACT